CAACCTCAATATTTGCTGTCACTCCGCTCATCATTTGCTCCGTTTGTTTTGCTCATTTAACACAGTAATGACCGTGGCCAGGTCTTGTGAGTCAAACGGGATTGTTGGCGGCCACCAACCGACCGCAACTAGAAGATCGGCTAACTGGCGGCGGTAGGTGCCGCGTCGGTGGGGTTTGTGTCGGTCTCATCCAATACTGGCAAGATTTCAATGTCTGGGTTTTTACTGATCCAGTCGCGCCAAGTATCGCCAACTTGTTCGCCTTTGATTTTTAGGATCGTGTGCATCCAGCAGCAGTAATCGGAGTAAAGCGGTTGCGTTGAAAGTTGCTGGATGTTGCGACGCTCAAGACGTTCCCATTCGGTGATTACAAAAAGGTTTGTCCAATAATGCTCGGGCGCTGAATCTGCAGATCGTTTAAGTTGCAGTTTGATTTTCATGTTGCTCCTATCGTCGGGCCGGGAGTGGCGCGAAAGTTATGGGGTTATGTCGCGGACCCATGAGCCGCCTGATGCCGAGAATGTCACCATTGCTAACTCGCCCACGGACGAATTGATTGGAGTAAAGGACTCTAGGAATCCATTGGACAAAACATACTCTGGGTTACTTGCAGACTCAGCAGTGCCTGATGGTGAAACGGTCATTGTGAACGATCCGTTATTAAGCAGGTCGTAAAGCGTTGCTTCAACTTCGCCTGCACCGTACGAGAGGTACAACTCGACTGAACATTCCCAGAACATGAGTCCTGCGGTTTGACGCTCGCCTGTGTCTCCGAACGCGGTTGCTGGCAAAGAACGCTTGCCGACCGTAATGGTGCAACTGTTGCCCTGATCGCTTAGATCAACCGGCGATCCTGATCCAGTGACGTTGATTGTTGCATTTGAGAGAAATGTTGTAGTTGCCATGATGCTCCTTAGTTCTGGATTTAGTTTGTCATATCGGTGGGTTGTTTGTGTGGATTAGGCGACCGCTGCGAGCGCGCAATCTAGGTCGTAGCAGGGATACAACTGTCCGCCAATTTCAAGGCTTGAAGGACGTCCGCCGGTGACGACAATTGTTGATCCGATGACGGTTGAAACGATCGCCATGATTGATCGAAGTACTGGCAATCCCGCTGGGCCTGATCCAATTACCTTGATTGGGAACTCAACACGCAAGACGTTTCCCGCGTTGGTTGTTGCGGTAAATGAAGGCGCTTCAAGGTAGACAGAATTGGGTATCAACTTTGTGGGGTCGTTTACCACGCGGAGCCCTGTAACGGCTGTGAGCGTGGCTGTGAGATCGTCTAGCGCCTCGTTGAGGATATCGGTGTAGGCCATTAGGCGACCGCTGGGCGAGGTATCCCAAGCAACTGCTTGACAATCGGGGTCAGGCTTTGCTGGGTTGCTGATCCCATGCCGTCAAACGTGGCATACATGGATTCAACTGATCCACGGGATCGCCACAATGCGGCTGCATACATGAGCGCGGCAAGCGTGACGTCATGCCCTGGAGACGATGCGAGGCTATCCCCTGTATATCCGGACTCTTGCCTTCGGCGCCAGCAGAAATCGTTCGAAGCGTTTGATGCTTGTTGTGCGAGCGTGTAATCATCCGATGGGTTGGTTATTGAAACGCCCAGATAGGTGATGAGTTGCGCGACTGTGATCCAAGTTGGATTAGGGCTAAAAGTAACTGTCCCAGATGCCGCGACACGATCAACATCAGATGCAGTTTTTGCATACAACACTTGGTTTTCAATTGGGATGTTGTAATTGAAAAGCAGATCGCCTTGATTATCAACGCCGATGAATAGATGTTGTGGCATTGCGCGAACGACATATGTGCCGTTAAACGTTGCGTCAACAGATGCGACAGTGATTGACTGGCCGACTGCAATCTCGCTGGGGGTTAGGAGTTGCAGTACGGCGTAGTTGTCAAGAAGGTATTTCTCGGTGACTGTATAAGTTGCCATGAGCGGATGCTCCGCTCTCGACTAAGCCTGGGTGATTTTTTGGATCATGTTTGCGTTCGCTTTGAACGACGCAGCATAACCAAAGATACTCATTGAACGGCCCAAGGTTGTCGGCGATTCGACTGACAACAATCCGCGGTCTTGGCGATATATTTCCATCGCATTCTTGTTAAGAATAACCATCGTCTTTGCAGCGAAGTTCTTGTCAACAACAATTTCAAGGCCGAGAGGATTTGATCCGCCCCACGTTGTTGCAGCGCCCGAGCCAAGGCTGTTAAAGCCGTTGAGTCCGCCAGCCGTGTAACCAAAAATCGGTCTGCCCGTTGAATCCGCCAACTGCATCATCAATCCCCATGTGGCAGGATCGACCATGATGTGGGTTGGCAAGAAGTTTGTTGCTGATGAAGTTACAACTGCTGCGTCATAGATTGACTTCAACAAGTCTGCAACTGTCAAATCCCAAACGCCAGCCGAAGTTGCTGCAGCAAGAGTTGCGTCTGCAGCGAAATTGTCAATGGCATCGAGATATTGTCCGCTCAAGTCTCGGATTACCACTTCGAGCGCGGCCGGGTCTGTGAAATCGATTACCTGGTATGACATGTTGGCGCTACCAGCGAAAGTTTTCTTGGTAACGGTGTTCGCTGCGATCACGGCGGTTGTTGCCGATACTGCGGTCAGTTCAGTCGTTTGCTCGGCTACCGACGGGTGAGTAGTCCACGTAGGTCTTGTGAATGTCGAACCTGCACCGCCGCCTGGCATTGCGCGAGTTCCAAGCGCCGTCAGTACTGGAGCGATGTAGTTAATGTCCGCGAACACAGGACCCAACAAGGTCACCGGGACGATACCGCCCACATTCGAGAGGACTTCATCGCCAGCGGCCGCTTCAATTGGCGATTTGTGATAAGCGCGGTATTCGTTCCATACGCGGTTTGCTTGTACTGCTGATTCTCCGCCAGCGTGTTGTGCTGCGAGGAACTCTGCAGCGCTAGGCAAACGTGGTTCGCGCTTTGCTGATGCAAAAAGTGGGGTTGGGATTGAGGCCTCTACGGCTGCAACTACTTCGGTTACTTCGGACATTGTTGTCTCCTCTTTGGGTTCTTGTATTTCATTATTGTCGGTTGTTTCGTCTTCGTGGTGGATACTGGCAGCAATTTCTGTGATCTGGGCGCCCTGGAATGCTGGGATGGCAACCACCGATAATTCGGTCCATGTTGCAGCCTTAATTTCCATTACACCAGCCTCATCGTATGAGAACGAAGTAGGCGAAATCCCGATTGACACGGAATCAAGCACACCGTCTTTCATAAGTGTCATGGCCTCATTGCCTTGAACGGTGTCGCTGATCTTGGCAGTAAAGAGCATTCCGTCCGGCGTTGATTCCCTAGACACCACTAAGCCGATTGCGCTCGAGGAGTCGTGATTCATAAATAGACGCGGTGGCTTGCCGTCAACTGGCAACGCGCCTTCAAGTACGCGAACAACCGTCCCATCGGAAACGGTTGCCTCTACGCCGTAAGGAACTGCGATGCCGGAGATCGTGCGACGTGGTTGACCGTCTGGACCTGCTGCATCAATGGTGACTGCTTCTGCTGTGAACTTAATCATTTGATACTTCCATATCTGTAATTGTCATGTCTGTGGGTGTCATTTCTGACAGGTCTTGCTGGTATTCGGCTGACAAATAATCGTCGGAATCAAATCGCACGTATGTTCCGCGCGGTAATACGTTGTCCATTGAGAGTGTGTTTTGGATACATTCTGCGATTGCTTTAGCGCCAAAGGTCCAAAGATCAAGCCTTGCACCTTGGTTTGAAACATAAGAATATCCGCCGACGGCGATTCCCAAAAGGTAACTTGGGACATTGGTGAGCCTGGAGCATTCAAGAGCCTGATAGTTCGCCGCGTCAATAAGAAGCATTTTGTCCGGCGTTGCGTTTGTTTCAATGTATTTCAGATTCTCTGAAAGAGCGGCAGTTTGATTTGTTGCGCGCGCTGTATTGAATGCGCTTGCAAGATCAGCAAGTTCTTGCGCGCTTAACGGTTCACCGCCAGTCACCTGAAGGACTCCGGCCGGAATCAGACTGCTCGCGTTGCGGTACCTTGCGGACTCCAACTTGAGTGCGGTTGCGACAACCATTGGAGATTGGTAAATGATTCCTTGTACTCCGCTGATGAACTGTACGACGTTTGTTGGATCTAGTTGTTGGCCGTTGAAGTAAAGTTGTTTTGACGGCGCGAAGAACACGGGACCGTTGGTTTGATCCATGCGCGTAATTGATCCTGCTGGGAGACGTTCAAACGCCGAAGGATATCCGTCGGCCGTTCTGGCCGTAATGGCGAGGTAGCCAACGCCATAAAAGAAAATGTCGTCCACCAACCATGATGGTTAACGGCATCATCCGCGCTTACAACGCAATTCCATTAGCGCCAAATATCAACACGATCAACCCGGTGAACCTTCCATCGGTAGGCGGATCAACAGCACCGGCAGCCGGACGTATGAATATCCCTCGACTTGCTGAAGGCGGAATTGTCAACTCTCCTACTCTTGCCCTAATTGGCGAAGCAGGCCCAGAGGCCGTAGTCCCGTTATCAAAAATGGGAAGCATGGGCGGCGGTATTACCGTGAACGTCAACGGCGGTTTAGCAACCAGCGCCGAAATCGGTCAAGCCGTAGTAAACGCAATTCGCGCATATAACCGCAGCGCAGGCCCAGCAAACATCCAGGTCGCGTAATGCCGGGCGTTGCAGTAATCGACAGCGGAAACTATGACCTGCAAATTGCGACAGGCTTCATCCAAAACGGTTTCACGCTTGACTCAACAACCAAGGGCGTTTTAGACAACCCCACATACGTGCTCGACGGAACAAGCGAGTTTGCAAGCGTTATGGATGGTTGTATAGGAATAGGCGTAAAGCGCGGACGGCGCGACATTGGAGACCAATTCAGTAATGACAAATAGGTTCGTCCAATAGAACTCGGGTGTTGCTTCAGCGTTGCGTTTGAACTGCAGTTTAATTTTCATGTTGCTCCTATCGTCGGGCCGGGAGTGGCGCGAAAGTTATGGTGCGGTTATGTCGCGAACCCAAGAGCCGCCGGATGCCGTGAATGTCACCATGGCCAACTCGCCCACGGTTGAGTTGATCGGCGTAAAGGACTCTAGGAATCCATTACTTAGCACCCATTCAGGATTGCTCGCGGACTCGGTGGTGCCAGATGGTGAAACGGTCAAAGTAACACCCGAGTT